CACCAAACTGTTCGTTTTGTGAGCCATTACCACCACCCTGTCCAGCTGGACGAGGTGCGATGTAGCTGTCCACTGTTCCGAAAGGATTTGGCAATGAACCAATGGTAGTCTGGTCAAGGCAAATACTCTTTTGCGCGCCATAAGCTTCGACAGCAGTTGAACTTGGCAACTGGCAGTAATCAGCAATCAACAATTCACCAAGATTACGGAACTGGAACTGGATGCGCATGTCATTGTATGGCAAGGCGGCTGTTGGTAGAGCAACACCACTATCCCGAGTGTAGAAGAAAGGCAAAGGAATGTTCAATACAGATGCAGGAAGCACGTGAACATCACCAAGACCAGCAAGCTGACCAATGTTACCGATCATGTTATCGTAACCGTTTTGCTTGGAAGCAGGGGTGGTGAAGGCAGACCAGAAGTCCAAGTGGTAGTTATCGAAACGAGCAGCCACAAGGTCATTGAAGGTCAAGCAGCACTCACGGATAAGGGCGTGACCCAAGTTACGTGTCCAGCGGATACCAACACATGCAATAGAGGTTGCCGTACCGGTCGATGGATCATAGTTTGCTAGCGCAGTACTAGAAGTGACACAGACTTCAGGAAGCTCGACACGAAGCCAAGTCTGAAGCAAGTAATCACCAGCACGGGAGATCTGAACTGACCACTCCTGACCAAAAGCAGGGGAACCACTGCATTTGCTCAAAACAACAGGAACCTGGGTGAACCAGGTTGACTTGCGTGTCTCGCGAACAAAGTAAGCGGTCGCGTGGCGACCACCATACATATATTTCTCCTGCTCGTCGTACGTAGCAAGATCGATGAAACCTGAGGTAAGATTAGAAGTACATATAGATGCCATTGTGTTTTATTAGGCTCAAGAAAAAATTTAAAAAAAAATTACTAAATACAGATCTAGAGAAATTGGTAAAAATGCCACCAAAATTAAAACCGTGATTTAAATAAGAGAGCATAATACAAAATGGCGAAGAATGAGGTAGACATTTTGGATTTACACGAAAAAATGTTATCTATGTTTGAGCAAGAAGAAGAAAATGTTGAGTCTTATAAAGATCAAATTATCTCGTTAGAACAACTACTCGCTCAACCTCATCATCTTCACAGTACACTAAAGATGTTACAAAATGCCACACAAGAATTAAGAACTAAAATAGAAGACATACAATCACATAGAAGCAAAAATTTTTATCTAATGGAAACGGCAGAACTAATAGAAGAATTTGAAAAAATATTAAGAAAACCTAAAAAAGTTTCATTTATGGGTGTTGTGGTAGAAGAAGACGTAGATAACAAATCTGCTATTGTTAAAAACTTTTTAGACATATCTAAAAAATATAACTTTTTAGAAATTCCAGTTATTAAATTGGAAAATAATCAAGAAATATGCGATAATTGTAATAAGAATGATTTTCTTGAATTAGACGGTTATCGAGTGTGTACATCATGTGGTTTCGAAATTCAAATTGCTGCAACTTCTTCCTCATACAAAGATGTTGAACGAGTTAATGTCGGGACAAAATACACTTACGACAAACGTATACATTTTAGAGATTGTATTAATCAATATCAAGGTAAACAAAACAGTACAATACCAGATAAAGTATATAAAGATTTAGAACGTCAATTTGCTTTACATGGATTGTTAGTGAAATCTAATAAACGAGCATTAAAATTTTCTAAAATTACTAAAACACATGTACTTCTTTTCTTGAAAGAGACCGGAAATAGTAAACATTATGAAGATGCTGTATTAATTCATTACACATTGACGGGTATCAAACCACCCGATATTTCTCACCTTGAAAGTCATATTATCAGCGATTTTGACAAATTGGTTGAGACATATGAGAAAATTTTTAAAGGAGATAAAAAAATTAATCGCAAGAATTTTATTAATAATCAGTACGTCTTGTATCAACTTCTAACTAAATACAAACACCCATGTGATATTTCAGAATTTAATATTCTCAAGACAGTAGAAAGAAAATCTTACCATGATGATATATGTAGAAGATTATTTCAAGAATTGGGGTGGAATTTTGTTTCCGTCTTCTGAGTTACAAGGTTTAAAAAATGACATGTTTCTTAAAACATGTCATTTACTAAAGCGCAAATTATACATATAGTAGTTGAAGCTATTTTGATTGTAGGTCTTGCAGCATTTGTAATTGTAAGAACTAAACAACAAAGTGCTAAAATTAATGAATTAGAGAATGAACTCAGACGTGTTGTACAAAATGTAAGACCATCAAATAATCAAACACCACCGGTACGAGTTCAAGCTCGTCAAGTACAGCAAGTACAAAGAGAGGTAGATCAACCCCCACCTCCACCCCCACGGGCTAATCCACTTGAATCCATGATGGCAATGATGGCGCCTATGATGTCATCTCTTGTTATAGGTGGAGACGAAACAGAACCAGAAAGCCATGTCGAGATTGAAGAACAACAAATTGACGATTCAGAAATTGCTGAAGAATTAGAAGAACTCGAGAAAACTGATGAAACTGTTGTTGAAGAGGTTGATGAAAAAACCGATGAAACTGTTGTTGAAGAAGTCTCGGACGATAATGTACCCCCTAAAATAGAAAATACAGTAGATGAAATCGATGCCGAGATAGAGAATGAACTAGCATCTCTGGAAGAATCACCAAAGGAAAATAATGATACAAAAAAGGATTAAGAGTTTAAGAATTATAATCCAATTATAAATGTCTAATTGGGCTACTATAGTAACAACGAAACCAAAAGAAATAAAAGTATTACCGGAAAAAATAGAAGTGGAAAACCCAAAAGAATATAAACCTAAAAAATCATTTAACACCTTTTTTAGATCTGGTATTTTAAGGACAGAGTTTAAAAATCACGCAAGTTTTGAAGAATGGGAATATCAAAACTTTTATCATTTATCAAAACTTTACGATATATTAGCGTTTCATTTAGAAAAACAAGAGTTCACTTTGAATCGCAGAAAAGCATCTCTGCAACGTAAATTTAATCAGATGATTTTTAAAAAGTCATCTAAATATACTTTACAAAACTTCGAACTTTCTGAAAATGATCAAAAGCAATACGATCATTATATAAAATGTCTACCAGTGAATTAGATTCTGAAACAGAAGAACAAATAGAAGAAGAATACGACGAAAAAACGCAAAAAGAGAGACTAGGTGATGCTATATTAGATTTCGGAGAAGATTTGGAAGAATACTGCGTGGAAAAAAATTTATTGATAGCTGAGAGTCTTACATATAAAGATATTGAACAATTTCTATTATCAATACTTGATAATTCTGATTAAATATTTGTTTATACTCAATAGTATCAACAAAAAATTATGACCACGAAGATAAGTTTCTAGGTTTAGAATTCGATCTATTTCTCCGTCTAGAATTATGTCTACCATTTCGATTTCTTCCAGCATTATTTCGATTTCTTCCAGCATTATTTCGATTTCTATTATTTCTCTGCGGAGTTTCGTATTCTATTGGTTTTCCCCCTGGTGGCATAGGAAATTTAAATTCCTTTTTCCTGTACACGGTTTCATCCAAGGTAGTTGTTCCATCTATTTTCTTATAGATTTCATGTCTATCCGGATAAAATTTCCATATTTTCAATACACCTCTTTGCTTTTCAAACAGAATTAATGGTTCGTCTTTGATTGGCTTTTGATGTCCATAAAAACCGACTCCTCGCCAACGATAACCTTTGTTATTAGGCATAGTTTTTAGATTTTCTCTCATATAGTCAGGAAGTGTATCTACTGCTTTTAGATATTTATTGTAATAGATTTGGTGTTTCTTTTTGTCCCAATTGTGAGACCTCCTCTCTTTTCGTAATTTTTTATAAGTTGCATCTTTGAGTTTCTGACTAGCAGCTTGCGATTTAGCTTTTTTATGAGCTAAATCACTCTCGTGTTCTCTATTTTCACGAGTCAAATCTTCACTTTTTTGTAGAAGTTCGTGTAATTCTGATAAATCACCTCTTGAGATTCTCTCTAATGAATCATTATAACTATTTATTTTTTCTTCAGCGTCGCTAAGTTGTTTTTCAGCCCTTTCCATGGCAACTTTATTAGCCACTGTAACGCCTTCTGATGTTTTAAATCTCTTAATGGTAGCAATAGCTCGATTTTTAACCGCTTCCTGGGTCTTAATATTTACGTTTATACTGTTTTTGAAACTAATTATTTCTTTATTCATCTTCATTTTTGATAATAACATAAATTTAAAAATCATTTTACATTAAAAAAATGGACAAGCTCTCAAACGCATTATTGACCAAAATTCAAAATCGTCCTCTTCAAACTAGTTTGAGAAATGATAATCCCACTACAGACAGAGCTTTGAAAATGCATACCGTCAAACAAAAAGTTGTTGAAAATTTACCCAAAGAATTTGATGGTAGACTCGTATGGAAAGATTATCTATCTCCTATTAGAAATCAAGGAAAATGTGGCAGTTGTTGGGCCTGGGCTAGTACTTCGGCTCTTGCTGATAGATTTTGTTTGAGAACGAATAACAAAATAAATCCTGTCTTAACTCCTCTAAGGCCTTTATTATGTGATTTGGAAGGAAAAGAACTCAAAATAGATTATCCAGAGTTCATAGACTACACAGCTAAAGTAGGTGAAGCTTTATCTCAAAATATAGGAAAAGTGGGTTGTCATGGAAATACATTAATAGATTCTTGGAGATATTTATATACTATTGGTACTAATACTGATAGCTGTTTATCTTACAATCAACAAAGAGATGGATTTGATATTGTAAATTATCAAGAAGACTCGCAGTTACCTTTATGTACTGCTATCACAGGAGATGAAGGAGATATGTGTGGTAATTATACCCAGGAAAGAGAAACTGGAGCGGAAGATGGCATACCAGCGAGATTTTATAGAGCTATTTGTTATTACTCGGTTCCGGGAATAGCTCCTTATGGAAACGAAAAAGACATTATGTCTGAAATCTATACGAATGGACCAGTTACGACCGGTATGGAAGTTTATTCTAATTTTTATTCATTCAATCCCAAAACTCAAATATATTCAAGTGTTAAAAATGACGTTCGTGTAGGTGGTCATGCGATTAGAATTGTCGGCTGGGGAGAAGAGTCCGGTGTCAAATTTTGGTGGATTGCTAATAGCTGGGGAACTAAATGGGGTATTAATGGATATTTCAGAATGATAAGAGGTGTTAATGATTGTAAAATAGAAGAAAACGTAGTTTGCGGACTTCCCGATCTTTTTTATCCAACTACAATGATTTTCCCAAGAACAGAACAAGCATTAATAGAAAGTATACCTTCTTTTATCAGACAGCAACGCCTTGTTTTAGATTTCGGAGATGGTATTAATGGGGGTGGGATAGATCCACGTACCGGATTTACGAGAAGAGCTCAATATAGGTACACTGGTTTTGATTTTTCTCCTCTTATATCTTTAGGAGAGCTTATCAAAATAACCACAACGCCTTTTTTAGCCGGTTCACTAGGTATTAAAGAAAATTTTGAAATGTCTAAAAGAGACATAAACTCAGCAGCCACTATGTTTATTATCATCTTTTGTATCATAAGTTTATTGTCATTGGGATTTATATGTTTTACAGCGGTATTACCTGAAAAACCTAAAAAGAAGTAATGCTTAAATCTTTATGCTCACTCTGACCAAAGCTTCATAACTCTTGTAGATATAATATATAGATATATTGTAGAAACTTCTACCATATATCAAAAGTGACCACTTTTTGGTCACTTTTCCTTATTTAGTGTGCTAGCAGTATGATTTTTAACTTTTTGATGCTCACTCTGACCAAAGACTTTCAGCTGTTCTAGAGGTCTTCAAAAGGTTGAGTGATTTTTAATCAACCTGATAAAATAACAACAGATGCTCTGAAGTCATCTGAATTTATTAATAAGTCTTTTTAGTGTTTTTAGAGTTCAAAATAGTGTTTATTTACTCACAGCTTTTTAG